ATTGTGGGTTGCTCAACGTAGCCTGAGCCTGCGGCGGTAATGGTAAATCCAGAAGTACGAACGCCCCAAGAACCCGTTAACTGAAACCCAGTACCAGAACCAGAACTTGTGGTGGATATTGGATTAGATGGAAGTGCGGTATATATACCAGCGGTCGTAACAGTAAATGTAGCAACACCGCTACCTGACAATGTGGCAACCGTCAAAACAGCAGTTTGTGTAGATGTACCACCAGTTAATGTAATTGTGTCGCCAATGGCATATCCACTTCCAGCCGCAGCAATGGTAGAGCCTGACAAAATCTGCATAGTTAACGTTCCGGTAGCCTGAACACCACCGGCGGTAGTTGGGGGAGATATAGTAATTGTTGGTATTGACGTGTAAGAACCCGAAGTAATCCCAGTAATCGCAGTAACCGTACCGCCATTACTGATGTTGACACCCTTAGAGCCAGCAGCAAGGTCAATTGCGCCTGTGCCTTTGGGTTGTACCGCAACAGAGATGTTGGGGTCCATACCGAGGGTTTGAAACTGCACGGCATTCCCCGAAGAGCCACCAGTTATCTGTTCATAATTATAAGAGCTGGCGCCGCCAATGAGGGTGGTGAACGAGCCTGCTGCCGCTGTTGTGCCGCCAATGGCTGGTGGGATAGACAGATCAAGCGTACCACCAAGGGTAAGGTTTCCAAAACTGGTCACCGTGCCAGACAAGCTGATACCGCTGACAGTACCTGTGCCGCTTACCGACGTAACGGTTCCAGAGCCTTTGGAATTAAAGGTAGACCAGTCCGTGCTGGTCAAGTATCCGTTCGCGGATGCACTGGCCGCAGCCATGCTGATGTCCGGAGTTGCCCCACCAGAAGACACCACCGGGGATGTTCCAGTGACACTGGTAACGGTTCCAGAGCCTTTGGAGTTAAAGGTAGACCAATCCGTGCTTGTCAAGTACCCGTTCGCGGATGCACTAGCCGCAGCCATACTTATTGCTGGTGTTGCCCCACCAGAAGACACTACCGGGGCGGTTCCGGTGACACTGGTAACGGTTCCAGAGCCCTTGCTGTTGAAGGTAGCCCAATCTGTGCTGGTCAAGTACCCATTTACCGATGCACTGGCCGCAGCCATGCTGATAGTGGGCGTGGTGCCCCCACTGGATACAACAGGCGCCGTGGCCGAGACGCTAGTCACGCTGCCCCCGCCGCCAGTGCCGTTGGCCGCCGCTGTCAGGCGCCCATAGGCGTCCACAGTGATGTTGGCCGAGGTGTAAGAGCCTGGTGTTACCGCCGTCGCTGTTAGCCCAATGGTGGGGTTGCCGGACCCGTCACCGTTCGTTATGGAAATCTGGCCGGATGTTCCCGTTAACGTGCGCGGGGCTATGGACGTTCCACCCACGATGGCCAGCATTCCAGTGCCCGTGGTGCTGGCGATGGCGGCGGCGATGCCGGTCAATTGGAAAGTCGGATTGTCGGCGATACCGTCGCCGTTGGTTACGGACAGGCCCAAACCGCTGACGGCCAGCGTGCGCGAAGCAAAGGTGGATGACCCCGTCTTGGTCAGGATACCGGCACCTGCGGCGTTTAAGTTTGCCAAGGCGCCTGTGAGGTTGATGTTCAAAGACCCCTGCGCACCACCATCGGCAAGACTCAAACCCGATCCGACGGTCAATGAGCGGCTATTGTTGAGCGTGGGCTCGTTGTTTACCGTCAAAAAACTCTGCGTCTGGACGGGAGATCCTGCGAGTGCCGCGGTCGTGGTTTGCACCGACAAACCGTTTTGTACGACAGCGACTACCTCAGTCCCCGTGATTGGTCCCGCAGCGGGTAAATCGGTAAAGTAAACTTGAGTAGAGGGCATACTAGGGCTGCTTTACAAATTGGTCGGCGTTACCGTTATTGTTCGGGGATTGGTTGTTCCCTTGCGTGGATAGGATAGACGAATTGCTTCCACTGGACATCAAATCCTGCGCCGTCACTGCGATGTCAACATCCGGCCGAGGAAAACGTATCGTAATTTTTTCTGTTGGGCGCGGCGCCAATCGATACGGGTCTTTCTCATCTGCGCACCCTTGGGAGCATACCAGCAAACCCGGAAAATTGGGGTCGTTACGAGCCTCTGCATGCGCGCGCTTCATCTTGCACCTATCGCACACAAATATGGCGATGTCTGAGCCGCCAAGGGTGTCAAGGAAGCGGGGCATTAGCGTGTATACGGAGAAATATTAGGTGCCAGATATATTGGCGACTTGTCGCGCTCTTCGCTTTCGGCGTCGTTCAGATACTGCGCGGCCATCTTTTCCAAGTAAACAACACGTTCCAAGGGCACGCCGGGCAACTCCAAGCTCATACGATGCGATAGGTTCATCAGTACCGCCTCGTACCAGCGCTGGGGTATCTCCAACTGCCCCGACAAGTCGCCTACGTCCATGATCTGGCGGGAATACCACACCGTCATCTGCACAAAAGCATTGGAAGGCACCGGCCACAGATAGAGTTGCGGCTGGGGAATCGTTCGGTTAAACCAGAACTGGAAGGGCTGGTTCGACGTGAAGTTCTTGTTTGGCAGGTTGGTGTAGTCGTCCCTGTTCAAGCGCGCCATGGTGATTTCGGTGGAGTTATTTCCGAAATACAGCTCCCGCAGCGACAAAGTAGTGCCGCCAGTGGCCCGCATACGATAAAACTGCACGTTGGCGCCAGGATCGATGTCCTGCCAGATCCACTGGTTGTCCGATACGCTTACGTTGGTTCCGGTGTACAGGGTAGTCCAGGTAGCGCCATCCGCTGATGCTTCAAAGACGTAATTCCACGTCGTGCTGCCGCTAGGCAGGTACGGCAGTATTCCGATGGAGCCGATGTACTGCGGGTTGCCCGTGCCGTAGTCCACCGAGATATTGCCGTTGGAAGAGGTTTGCTGGCAGTACGTCGTGACGTTGTCGTCAGCCACCGAGGCGATGACTCCCCCGGCGGAAGATGCGTAGGTGCCCGTGGGTTGGGTCATCCACCGGTACAGCACGTTTAGGGTGTCTATGGCCCCTGTCGGCAGGCTGTAGATGTACTGGTTGGCCTTGAGACCGATGACGAGTTTGTTTATGGCCCAGTAGTTGATGCCTAGGTTGGCCAGGTTCGACAGGAAGAAGAACAGCGATTCCTTGGCCGACTGCACCTGCTCAACTGACAACTCCTCGGCCAGCTTTCCGCAACGGCGCGCGCCATGGTCGATCAGGGTCTGTACTGAGATGACTGTTTGACCAACGGTACCGCTGTATGCCATGGTGTTTCCTTACCAGCCGGGGCAGTTCCACCGCTTTAGCGAGGCCTTAGCGCGTGGGGCGTCCCCCTTTGAGTGTTCTACGACGCCGCTCATGCGGGCGCAAAATGAGTCCTTGCGGCCCCCGCCCTGGGGCTGCGGTGCCTTCAAGTGCGATCCTGTCTCCCGATTGTACTTGGCACGCCCCTTGGCGGTAAGGCCCGCACCTTTGTTGGTGGACAGTTTTTCCCCGCGCCCAACGGCCAAACTCGGGCCGCCTTCTTTCATCTTGGCAGTCTTGGCCGACTGCTTGAAAGCATCAGCAGTAGGGGCGCCCTTCGCGCCGGGCTTGCGCATGCGCTCACCAGAGCCCTTCGCGATGCGCTCTTGCTTGGCATGGATGTTTGCGTACAAACCTGCTTTCATGGCGGTGTCCTACCAGCTAGATGAGGTCTTGTTTCGGGTTACCGACGACAGACGACGGGTCGTAACATGCCCGCCCTTGCGGTACGTTACCGGCTTTGAGTTATCCACCGGGGTATTTGGTGCCGATGGCAGGTCATCCTTGCTGCCGCCTTGCGCCATGGTTGGCGGTTGGTTTAGCTGCGACTGGTTGACGCTGGCAGGCTGCGCGGTGGGCACACTAGGCGTGCTGGATAGCATGTTTCCAAGGCTGGCAACACCACCATCCGCCATCTTTTTAGGGGCCGCGCGCCGGGTGCTGTAGGCGATTGCCACGGCCTGCTTGACGGGTTTTCCCGCCTTGACCTCGGTGGCAATGTTCTTCTTGAACGCCTTTTCAGATTTTGATTTTAGTAGTGGCATGATTAGGCGTAGGTTTTTACCATCTCAAGGACGACGGTGTAGGTGTCGCCCGAAGATGCATCTGAGGTAGAAAATACGATATTTCCGTTTTTACCAGCGCCGGAGTTGTTTGTGATTCCACCAAATTCCGAAAAATCGTTCGTGTAGTTGGTGTTTATGGTGGACAAGAAAAATGGAACGTCCGTGGTCGCATCCCAGTACATCCGCACTTCTAGTCCATGGCAAACGGAAGATATCTTTACTACGTTTACCCCCGTACAGGGCTTACCGGAAGCGCTGGACGCTAGGTTGGCGACGTTGACTTTTGTGACCGCAGTCTCGCCCGTACCGTCACTAATATTTGTGAACTTCATGATGGCAATGCGTTCACCATCCATTAAAGTTTGACTTGTTACCGCATCGGCCATGTTTTTCTCCAATTAAAAGTAAGGG